CAACAAGCATAAAGAGTTTGTTGAAGCTTGGTGGGCTAGTAAAGTTTATACACCTTCTGGTGTTATAAATGTTTCTGAACAGCGTGAGAAGTTTCATAATCGTGAGAAGAAACAAAGCGTACCTTACCCTTATGAAGGACTGAACAAGAAGTTGTATGGTCTTAGAGCAGGAGAACTGGTCACACTTACAGGTGGTACTGGTCTTGGTAAGTCAAGTGTGACAAGAGAACTTGAACATCATCTTATTAAGAACACTACAGATAACGTAGGTATCATAGCACTAGAAGAAGATTGGAGAAGAACTATTGATGGTATCTTATCTATTGAAGCTAATGCTAGGTTATATGTTGACCAAGAACGTGAGAAGTTTTCTAAAGAAGAATTAGATAAGATGTTTGATATATTATATGATGGTGATAACCGAAATAGAGTATGGGTTCATTCCCACTTCGGAACCAACGACATTGATGACATCTTTACTAAACTTAGATTTATGATTATAGGTTGCGATTGCAAGTGGGTGGTCGTTGACCATTTACATATGTTAGTTAGTGCTGTTCATGAAGGAGATGAAAGACGTGCTATTGATTCTATCATGACTAGATTAAGAAGTTTGGTAGAAGAGACAGGTGCAGGAATCATTTTGGTTTCACACTTACGTAGAGTTGATGGTAATAAAGGACATGAGAATGGTATAGAGGTTTCTCTATCTCATCTTAGAGGTTCTAATAGTATCGGACAACTTAGTGATTGTGTGATAGCATTGGAACGTAACCAACAATCAGATGACCCTGAAGAAGCTAGGACTACTAGACTAAGAGTTCTTAAGTCTAGGTATACTGGTGATGTGGGTATGGCTGCTAGAGTTGTTTATAATTCTGAAACAGGTAGACTATCTGAATTAACAGATGAAGATATTACCTTTGATGATAGTTTAGATGAGGCATTTTAATTATGGATTTAGTATTTGACATAGAAACTGATGACCTTAAAGCAACTTTAATACATTGTCTTGTAGCCCAAGATGCAAACTCTGGAGAGATATTTAAGTTTCCTCCAAGCAACTTGCAAGAAGGCTATGAGCTTTTGCTTAAAGCAGATAGATTAATAGGTCATAACATTATAGGATTTGATATTCCTTTAGTAGAAAAGTTTGGTAATATAAACTTAAGTAATAAAGAAGTTATAGATACACTTGTTCTATCTAGATTATTTAATCCTACCAGAGAAGGCGGACACAGTCTTGAGAAGTGGGGATATAAACTTGGTCTATCTAAGATTGAGTTCGAAGATTATCTTAACTACTCTTCAGAAATGTTAGACTATTGTGTTCGTGATGTTCAGTTAAATACTTTAGTGTATAAAGAACTTCGTAATGAGTCTAAAGGTTTTAGTAAACAATCAATTGAACTTGAACAAGATGTTGCTAGAGTCATGAAGAAACAAGAAGAGAATGGATTTAAATTTGACATGGAATCTGCTTTACTTCTTCTTGCAAATCTTAGAGAAACATCTCAACAGATTGAAGATGAAGTTCATAATACATTCAAACCTAAATGGGTAGATGATAAGCTAGTAACTCCTTACATTAAAAAAGATGGAGACTTATCAAAGCGTGGTCTTACTGATGACGAGTATAATAGATGTATTACTACTCAAGATATGTCTCCCTTTATGAGGAAACAATTAGTAGATTTTAATCTAGGTAGTCGTAAACAGATTGGAGAATACCTTATGGACTTTGGTTGGACACCTGATAGGTTTACTCCAACAGGTCAACCTATTGTTGATGAAAAAACTTTATCAGAAGTGACTCATATTCGTGAGGCTAAACTTATAGCAGACTTCTTACTGCTTCAAAAACGTATAGCTCAAGTTGATTCTTGGGTTGAAGCTGTACAAGATGATGGTCGTGTTCATGGTTTTGTTATACCTAATGGTGCTATCACCGGTAGAATGACACACAGAAGTCCGAACATGGCACAAGTACCTTCAGTTCACAGCCCTTATGGTCCAGAATGCAGAGCATGTTGGATTGTAGATGATGGTAATGTATTACTTGGAGTTGATGCTAGTGGTTTAGAACTAAGAATGTTAGCACACTATATGAATGATGAAACTTATATCAAGGAGATTTTAGATGGAGACATACACACAGCTAATCAAAGAGCTGCAAAACTTAAATCAAGAAATCAGGCGAAGACATTCATCTATGCCCTCATGTACGGAGCAGGAGATGAGAAGCTTGGAAAAGTGGTTCAAGGAAATACAGCAGATGGTAAACGAGCTAGAGAATATTTCTTCGATAATAACCCTGCATTTAAATCTCTTAGAGACAGGGTACAAAGAGCAGCTTCAAAAAAATATCTTAAAGGTATAGATGGTAGAAAGCTTTACATACGTAATGCTCATTCTGCTCTTAACACTTTGCTTCAAGGAGCAGGTGCTATAGTTATGAAAAAAGCACTATCTATTTTAGATGATGTCTTAAGGTTAAATTCAGTACCTTATAAGTTTGTTGCTAATATTCATGATGAGTGGCAGATAGAAGTACCTAAAGAACAAGCTGATTTTATAGGTCAGTTTGCTGTTGATAGTATTACAAAAGCCGGAGAACATTTTAATCTTAGATGTCCTCTCGATGGTGAATATAAGATAGGAGGTAACTGGAGTGAAACACACTAACATACATTCTTTAGATAATCGTAAAGGAGATTTAGCTGAGTTCTATGCAGTAACTTGGTTATGGGACAAGGGATATGAAGTATTTAAAAACTGTGGTTGTTCAGGACCAATAGATTTAATTGCTACTAAAGACGGAAAGATGACTTACATTGATGTTAAAACAAAATCAGGTAGGTCAGGTAGGTCTAGAACAGATAAACAAGTAGATTTAAATGTTCGGATATTAAATTTTAATCCTACTACTAGAAAACTTAACTTTGTAAATCATAAAAAAAATGACTAAAAATAAAAAAACACTTGACACTTTAGTAGAAGATATATATAATAAATTGTCGGCTCTAGGAAAAGGAGAGCATCTTGATATAGATGAAGATTCTATTGAGCAGTTTGGAGAATCCATGAAAGAGATTCTTTACAACTGGTCTCATCCTTCTCCTAGAGGTAAACCTGCTTTACGTATGTCTAACATAGGCAAACAGCCTAGACAATTGTGGTATGAAATGAACTCTGAATCTGATACAACAGAGGTTATCTCTCCGCCTACATTTATTAAGTTCTTGTATGGACACTTGCTTGAAGAGATAGTTTTATTTCTTGTTAAGTTATCTGGACATGAAGTTACTAGCGAACAAAAAGAAATAAAGGTATCCGGAATTAAAGGACACATGGACTGTGTTATTGATGGAGAAGTTGTTGATGTTAAGACTGCTTCAGGTTTTGCCTTCAAGAAATTTAAAGATGGAACTCTGGCAGAGCAAGATGCTTTTGGATACATGGCTCAACTTGCAGGTTACGAAGAAGCAGAAGGTACAAACAAGGGTGGATTCCTTGCTCTTAATAAAGAGTCAGGTGAGTTAGCTATGTTTAGACCTGATGACTTTGATAAACCTAATATCAAAAAGAAAATAACTGATATTAAAAAAGCTGTTAAGTTAAAGACTCCACCAGATAAATGTTATAGTCCTATACCTGATGGTAAGTCTGGTAATATGCAACTACCTAAAGGATGTGTATATTGTAGATATAAATTTGAATGTCATAAAGATGCAAACGAAGGTAAAGGTTTAAGAGTATTTAAATATTCTAATGGTAATAGATACTTAACCCAAGTACCTAAAGTTCCTAATGTTATAGAGGTAACACAAATATGAGTGGTAAAAAATCAAAACTACTAAGACGTAAAGCTGAAGGATTACTAATAGGTTGGATAAGAACAATGGTTCCAGAAGGAGAAGATACTAAAAAGATTAATAAGAAAAACTTACATGAGTTTCTTCCAGAGCAAACACATATCTTTGCTAATAATAAATTTATGTTAAGTGCTTATAGTCTTAGATGGTTTTATAAAAAAGTAAAACAAAATCCTAACTTTCATTTGGAAGAGTTAGATGCCTAGAAGAGTACCAAGAAAACCTAGACCAAAGAAAGTTGGTATCCCTAAAGGATATGATAGTTTATGGGAAGCAACACTACATGAGACTGTACTACAGGAATGGAAACATCATTGGGATAATATTAATTATGTTGTTAAACATAAATACGAACCGGACTTTGTAAAAGTTATAGATGGTAAAACAATTTTACTAGAAGCTAAAGGTAGATTCTGGGACTATGCAGAGTATAGTAAGTATATACATATAAGAGAAGCTATACCTAAAGGATATGAGTTGGTCTTCTTATTTCAGAAGCCTTTCTCCCCAATGCCAGGTGCTAAGATGAGGAAAGATAAAACAAAAAGAACTCATGCTGAATGGGCAGAGACAAATAATTTTACATGGTATAGTGAAGATACACTGCCAAAGGAATGGAAAAGTGAACTATAAATTTAATGAAGATAAAATTTTAAACGAGGTCAAATCATATATTGGTAATACATATGACCAACATTATGCTAATGGTAAGTACCAAGCAACAGATATGATAATTGATTCAGGATATGGAGAAGGTTTTTGTATTGGTAACATTATGAAATATGCTATGAGGTTTGGTAAGAAGAATGGTAAATCTAATCAAGACCTTATGAAGATTATGCACTATACTATAATAGCTTTATACGTAAACAACAAGGAAGAAAATAATGATTGAAGATAAGATAGGAACTAAGCCTTACTTAGGAATTGAAATAGACTACGACAAAGAAAAAACATTTGATAAGTTTAGTCTTGACACACTGAAAGATAGATATCTTTGGGAGAATGAAACACATGCACAAGAAGCATTCGCAAGAGCCTCCGTCTTCGGAGCAACCTTCAAAGGCGAGACAGATTTTGAACTTGCTCAGAGACTTTATAACTACAGTTCCTCTCGTTGGTTCATGTTTAGCACTCCTATACTTAGTAACGGGGGTACAACTCGTGGGCTTCCTATCAGTTGTTTCCTCAATT